ACCTTCTTGCCCTTCCCCTTCCGGCACGAAGGCCAGCAGCTTGTCCAACTCGCCGTCGGAGAAGCCGACCAGCGACAGGTCGAAATCCTCGGCCAAGAGGTCGTTCAGTTCCGCCGACAGCAGCGCCTCGTCCCAGGTGCCGAGTTCCGTCAGCTTGTTGTCGGCGATCCGGTAGGCCCGCCGTTGCGCTTCGGTCAGATGCCCCAGCACGATCACCGGCGCTTCGGTCAGCCCCAGCTGCGTCGCCGCCAGCACACGGCCATGCCCCGCGATCAGTTCGCCGTCCTCCGCGACGAGGCATGGCACGGTCCATCCGAACTCCGCCATGCTCGCCGCGATCTTCGCGACCTGGTCCGCGCCATGTGCCTTCGCATTGCGGGCATAGGGCTGGAGCTTGGCCAGCGGCCACATCTCGATCCGATCCGGGGCAAAGCTCAGCGTCATCGTCGGGTCATTCCTCGGATCAAGGTGGATACCCCTGGCTTCCGGCCTCCGGGGTCCAGACTGGACTCCAAGCGGGGTCCAGCGGCCACCAGGGGTGTCCAGATTCAAGGGTCTGAATTTGCAGTGTTTCAGACGGGTTCAGGCGGAGGAGGCTTCCGGGTGGCTTCCCAAAAATCCGGCCCTGTCGCTAGCGATGTGCCGCGCTTCGCCCGCCAGCATACGTTTTCTGCCCGAAAGGAACCGGAAAACAATGGCTTGGTCGTCTGGACCCCGGGTGGACCCTTTCCGGACCCCGGGTGGACCCTTTCCGGACCCCGGAAGCCAACCCGAAATCCAGCCGTATCCGCCCAAAAGCAAAGGGAAGAGCGTGCCCTTCGGCGCACTCTCCCCATCTTGCCTTCGGAATAGCACGAACATGTTGCAGATGTCGAACGGAAAAGTGTTGCAACACATTGGAGTCACTTGGCATTCAGTCGCGCCGCGATCTTGGTCAGTGCCAACTGCCAGCGCCGCCATGCCGTCGTCCGGTCGCAGCCCAGCTCACCGCTGATCTGCTTCCACGGTACGCGGGCGGCGCGGGACCAGACAAGCTTGCGCTCGGCCTCCTCGATCCACAGCACCCAGTCCGAGGTCTGCTCCAGCCGCGTGATGGCAGCGGCCGATGGCCATACCCGCATAGGCTCGGGTTCCATCGCCGCGATCTCGCGACTGGTGCGGACGATCTGCGGCCAGGCGTTGAAGAACCCCTGCGCCCTCACGGGCGGCAGCTTGCGCAGGGTGCGAAACGCTTCCTCGAAATGATCGGCCACGCAGTCGGCCGTCCAGATGCGGTCAGCCATGCCGGACCTCCTTTTCCATCGGGCGTCGCCCGTAAAGCTTCTCGCCAAGTTGGCGGACCAGTTCGCGTTCCGGCCAGGTCAGCCGCTGATCGTCGGCCGACACCGCCAGCACACCCTGTTCGTGCCAGCCCTCGCGCTTGACCTGCTCGGGGTCGCGGCGCTGCCCGCCGTAGCCGTGAGGATGCCACCTCATGCGACACCCCCATTCGTTGCGATGGCCCAGAGCAAAAGCGCGATGGCATCGGCTTCGTTGTCGTCGGCGGGGCTGAAGCCACGGGCGCGGGCAGCGGCGATCATCGCGTTCTTGTCGGCATTGCCCTTGCCGGTGGCGTGGCGCTTGATCGTCCCGACCGGAACGCCCTCGTAAGGCACGCCCCGCAGTTCGGCCCAAGCGGTCAGCGTGGCCATCAGCCCGCCATAGACGTGGGCCGCGTCGGTCGCGACATGGCGGCGGACCTCCTCGAACCAGATGGCGGCGATGGGACCGGACAGACGGTCCAGCTCTCCCAGCCAGTTGGTGAAGCGGAGGTATCGCATGCCGCCGCCATCGAAGCGGCCGGGGCGGAAGGACGCGGTGCCGCTGGTGATCAGACCGTCGTGGCCGCGCAGGGCCCATCCGGTGGTAGTGCCCAGATCGAGGGCGAGGATGCAGCGATGGCTGGCACTGGTGACGGGCAGCAATTCAAACCTTGCGCTGTCGGATTTGGGGATCAGAGTCGTCGCAGCCATGATGGGTCTCCTTCTTTAGGTGGCTGGTCCTGGTGGAAGACGACGGCGGTCATGTGCTTGGCGGTACGGGGCCGCCGTCGTCGGATCGGGGGATGGGAGACGCATCAGGGCGGCCCGCGCGCCATGCCCCTACGCATGGGATGAGTGGCCCACCCTGCGGGGGGACCATCCCATACGTAGTATGGGGGTTTGACACCTAACTGTTCCGGGATTGCCAACTTACTGATTTTGTTGGGGAATAAGACTTCATGAAGTCTTCGGGCATGAGTTAGGGACCTAACTCTTATTTTCCCGCAACCCATTGATTTCATTGAGTGCACAGTTGGTGAAGACATATGAGTCAGGCCTCACTCATATGAGTTGGGTCGTCATCAAGGCCCTCCGGGTAGACCCAGACAGCGGGGTTTTCTACCTGAAGGCTGAGCCCGGACTGGGGGCATTTGAAGTGGCTGGGCAGCACCGGACGGGCGGTCGTGGTGACCTCGCCGGTGGTCGGATCGACCTCCTCGACGGGCAAACCGAACTGCATGCCTTCCACACAGAGATAGCCGAACCGCGACCGGGTGACGGGAAAGCCGAAGCCCGAAGGATTCCGCAGGAACTTCACGAAGCCCTTGGTGGCGAGCACGCTCAGGCGCTCACGGATGGTATGTTTGCTGCCCAGACCACCCCGGTTTTCAAAGGACTCGGCGAACTGCATGGCGGTGTAGAGCCGCTCGCCCGCCGCCTCGTCCAGCAGGATCCCCAGAATGACATCGTGCTTGCGCAGCCGTTCGGCGTCGAACTTGGCCCCGACCTCCTTGCGCACCAGCCGCTCGTTCATCGAGTTCAATTCGACCCAGCGCCCAGCCACCTTGTCGATCAGCTTGCCCGGCAGCGCGGGGCCGTTGCGCAACTCGATTTCGAGGCGGCGCTGGGTGCTGTCCTCGTCGGGCCGGTGCATGAGCAGCCCCGAGGTGTAGAAGCCGCGCAGCGCGCTGGCGCCGGAGAGGGCGAGGAAGGGATCGTCCTTGACCTGATGCTTGGCGGCCTTGCGGGTGTGGTGGGCGAGGATGACGCCCGCATCCGGATTGACGGCCTCGCGCAGAAGTTCCACCCGGTCCTTCAGGAAGAACATCATGGCGGTGTTGTCGTTCTCGCCGCCGCCTTCGGGGCCGCCGTCGAACAGGTTGCGGATCGGATCGATGACGATGACGTCGGGCGGTGTGTCGAGGAAAGCGGCGCGGATCGCCTCTGCAACGCGGGTGACGCCGTCGGCATCCAGCAGCAGCTTCAGTTTCGGGGTGGCGATGAAGGTGTCGCGCGCGGCCGCGATCACCCCGAGCGGCAGGCTGATCTGCTGCATGCGCTCGCGCAGGTAGTGATACTGGATCTCCGCCTGCAGGTAGAACACGCGCAGCGGCCGGGGCGGCGTGAAGCCGAGGAAGGGCACGCCCGCCGCCATGTGGACGAGCCAGGAGATCAGGAAATCGCTCTTGCCGACCTTCGGCGCGCCGCCCAGCACCAGCAGCCCGCCCGGCGTCAGGACGCGCGGCGCGATGATGTCATCGGGCATCGGGCTGCGATCATCAAGCAGCGCGCCAAGGCTGAAGGTCGGCAGCGGGCTCGCGGGGGCGTTAGGGCGGGCCGCACGAATGAGCGGTGGGCCGTTGCGCTTTACATGCAGAGCCCAGAGCCGTTCGGCCTCGGCCTGCAGCCGATCGAGCGGCCATTCGGGGCGCAGCATGGCGGCATTGTAGCCGCAGATCGCCTCCCAGCCTTCGGCAGGATCAATTCGGCCGTCGTGCACCAGGCGGATGTAATGGCCGATGGCGGCGCTCGCCCCCTGAAACCGCGACCAGTCATCCACTGCGCCCTCTCGCACCCGGGTGGTTAGGACGGCATCGACACCGGGCTTAGTGAGGGACGGCGGCGTGCTGGCCATGCCCACGCCGTGCAAAGGCGGCATGTCTCCCACCCGTTCCGCGAAGTCCGCCAGATCGACTTCGATCTGATGGTGGTCGCGGATTTGCACCAGCCGCTGATGGCCGTGCTTATGATAAACTGTCCCCGCGACACGGATCGGCTGGTGCGCCGAGCGGAAATGGGTGTCGCCGCCGACCTTAATCGCGATATCGCCGCGCAGGCGGCACAAGGTGGCCAGTTCCTCAACTTCGGCGGGTTCGGTCAGTTTCCACCAGACATGCAGCTTGGCCGCGCCCTCCGGCGTGCGGCCGCCGCTTTCGACGATCAGCGTGGGCGTGCCGAGGTGGCTGACGATGTGATCCAGCTTGGCCGGAATGTCGCCCGCGTCGAGATCGACGACCAATGCCTGCATCTGCAGCACATCTGCAGCGCGGGCCTGACCCTGTTCGGCCACCGTGCCAGGGATGACATAGACCGCAGCGCCTCCACGGTTGGCCCATGCGGCGAAGGTCGCCAGCTTTTCACGCGCCGTTCCATCGGACGGGATCCAGATGTTGTGCGGCTTGCCGTCCCGGCCCTGACCCTTGTCGACGAAGCCGCGCAGCGGGATCAGCCCTTCGCACCAGCTGAACACGGTGTCGAGGAAGATGGCAATCTGGTCGGGGTCGGGATCGCAGCCGAAGGGATTCTCGGCCAGAGGGCCGTCGTTGAAATCCATCCACGGATTGAAGTGCAGGATGCTGTCGTCGCTCACCGATCCAGCCTCCAGCAGCGCGCAGACCAAGGGCAGAAGCGGCATTCGAAGAAATCGGCCGTGGCGGCGATGCGCGGCAGCAATTCGCCCGCATCGGTCGCCTGCAGGATCCGCACCCCGCGATCCGACATGCGCTGAGCAAGATCGGCATCGAAGGCGACCTGCTCGTGGTGCATCTCGGCCGTGTCCTTGTTGATCGCGGTGAACACGGCAGGCGCGGCGCTGATGCCAGGCACGCTGGCTTCCATGTAGGCCTGATAGACGGCGATCTGCGCGGCATAGACCGGCTTGGACTTCGTCACGCCATCCTTGACGCAGGCCCGCCAGTTCTTGGCGTTCATCGTCTTGCATTCCCAGAGCGCGGGAACGGCGAGGCCGAAGCCTTCAGGCCCTGCGGCGATGATGCCGTCGACATGACCACGGATGCGCCCACCCGCGACGGAAAAGCCGAACTGGCCGCCGTTAGGCCGGTTGCCCTTCCGGGTGTAAAGGTCGAAGCCCGCGCCGCGCAGCCAGGCCACTGCCAAATCCTCAAGCGCGTGGCCGATGGCAAAGATGCGCAGCGACTGGCCGCTGAAGTCCTGGCCCGCGTCCTTCGGCGTGGCCGTGAATTCGAACTGCAAGGCGCGTTCGCAGGGGTGCCCAAGGCGTGATCCGCCGAGATAGTCGCGGGGCGTGCGCGCCGCCTGATCGGCGGTCAGAGCTTGGTCGACAGCGGCATTGACCTGGTCGGCGAAGCTGGGGCGGCGGTTATAGTCCAGCATGTTGGCCCCCCTCATAGCTGCGGTGAGCGAGCCCGTGGCAAGTTGAGCAGAGCCATTCGACAGAAAGCGGCTTCGAATAGTCGTGGTGGTGGGCTTCAAGATCGGTCACGCAGCCGCAGCGCTGACACCAGACCGCAACGACGATGCGGCACGCCTTGACCGCACTCCTGACAATGCTGTGGGCATGGTTTTTTTCTGCATGGCGAAGGCGATAGCGACGCTGCGCCTCCTGGTGTTTTTCGGGATCCCTGAAGTTCTGCGCATAGGCGCGCTGGTATTCGCGGCGGCAATCGCGGCACCAGCTTTGCCGACCATCCGGGCTGAGTTGGCGGCGACCGAACTCACAGGCGTTCTTCTCGACGCCGCATTTCGTGCAGAGCTTGATCAAAACGGCACCTCCGGTGTCTGGGCCCGGGCGATGTCGGACATGGCCTCGCGGAACCCTTCGACCGCTTCCTCGATCAGGGCACGCACCTGCGCCTCGGTCAGACCGGCCAGCGGGGTGGCCCAGCCGATCTCGTCCATCAGCAGCGCCACGCGTTTCATTGTGGCGGCGATGGCGGCGCGTTCTTCATCGGTCAGGTCAACTATGGCCACACGCTCCCGCGCCAAACGTGTCCAGTAGCCTTGGCAAGGCATCGAGCAGAACCAGACCGATGGGCGGGGCCGCTTCGAACGGCGCGGATCGAACCAGCCAAAACCACGGCTGGGTTGCCGGCAGACAGCACAGAGCGTCCCACGCGGATGCCAGAGCCGCCGCCGGTCCTCGGCCGTGATGGGGGTGGAGGTCATGGATCATGCCGCCCTCCGTTCGGGGCTGGCCGCGCTGTCGATCAGCTGGCGGATGGCGCGCTTGTTGAAGCCGAAGGTCATCAGCGCCGAGGCGCGATAGCGGGTCAGGCCGAAGTCATGGCGGCATTCGGGCGGCAGGTATTGCAGCTGCTTTTCGGTCGGCGGCTGGCGCAGCCAGGAGCGGGTCTTGAAGGCGCTTTCGTCGGTTTCATGGGTGTTTAGCCAGTCATCGGCCTGCGCGAGGCAGACGGTGCGTTCGCCAACACCCAGCAGGTGCGGGCGTTCGCCCTTGCCGCCGCCGACGGCAAACCAGACCCCGTCCAGCCAGAAGATGCCGCCCCAGGCCGTGAAGCCCGTGGCCATCATCGCGTCGTCGGTGCCGAAAAGGTCGACCCACGCGAAGCTGGACCGTTTCAGCAGGTCGATCTCGGTCATGATGAAACCCGACAGCGGGGCCGTGCCGCCGCCTTCGCCGCCGTCTTCATCCTCCCGCGGGAACACCTCGCCACAAAGCGGGCATTCGAAGCAGGCCAGTGGAATATCGGCCCCGCAACCCGGGCAAACCCTGGTCGGGGCCTCGCCCTGTTCGGTTTTGCCGTCGAGGTCGGCGTCTTGTTCCAGTGTGCCGTGGTTCAGGCTCGAGGTGCCGAAATCCAGCACGATGCAGTCGGTCTTGATGACGCCGGGGTGTTCCTCCGGATCGATGGTGCGCAGGCCGCGCCCGACCATCTGGATCATGGTGGATTTGTAGGAACTGGGGCGCAGCAGCACGACACAGGATGTCGGCGGGTGGTCCCAACCCTCGGTCAGCACCGCCACGTTGACGATGACGTGGATTTTGCCCACGGCATAAGCGGCGAGAATGGCGCGACGATCCTCGCTCGGC